ATCTTCTTCTTTTACGTACTTCCGGCCAAACAGCTCTTTCATGCTTCGCCAGTCATCCCAAGGGATTTTGTAGACTTCACCGGCTGAAAAGCCAGCAACAACGAAGCATCGAGCGCCGAGCCGCTGGTGCCTGTCCATGTAGGACGCCTGAATGTCGAGCACGCGATCCTGCGTCAAACGGTCCGTGGACGTGAATTTGGCTTCAATCAGAATCGTCCGCCCGCCTTTGAGCGTACCCTTGTAGTCGACCTGCGCTTTCTTGGTGTAGCAAGCGAGGAAGCGACCGTTACCCTCCGGCTTGATAACCTTCATCGGCTCCGGCGTTTTTTCAATCAAGGCATACCCACGGTCGCGGTAATAATCAAAGGTGCTGTCAAGACGCTGCTCGAAATACTGTCCTTTCTGGCGGGCGATCTTGCCCAGAAGCTGTCTTTTCGGGTCTTTTGCCATAGCTGCCTCCTATCCCGCTCCGAAGTAGATGCCATCGCAGTAGATCACGTCGGAGCCCTGTTTGTATTCAGAACACCAGATGTAATCGCTCGTGAGGTCGCTGTGATGCCCCTCAAGGACGTCGGCTGCAATATCCCACGCCCGTTGCACGGCAGCAGCTTCGCCCGGTTCACTTGCTTTGTCCGGCCAGACAATTCCGGTCACGGAGAGCAGCCCCCATTGTAAGCCGTGCTTGTTGTCCATCAGAACGCCCTCAATGGTATCTGGATAGCGCGGGTCATTCACGCGGTTCAGGACAACGTCAGCCACACGGTAGCGGCACATATCGCAGCAGGAATCTCCACCGGCTTCCTGATAAATCACAATGGCAAGGCGCTCCCAATCCTCTTTGTCCTGGCACTCGAAGCCGCCCTTTCCGCAAGGCTCGCTGTCTGCCTCTTGGGGAGGCTCTGGCAGGTCATATGTACGGGGAATATCGGCGGTTTCGTATTCAGCCGGCGCGTAAGCCTCGATCACCAAGCGGCTCTGGTAGGCAGCTTCGTCAAATTTCTGCGGGATTGCAGAGGAAGTCAGAGCCGGTTCTGATTCCTGCTGCGGCATTGCGATTGCAAGAACCAGCGCGGCGAGCAGAACCAGCGCCGCCAGAAAAACAACCGTAGGCAGGTTGCGCCTTGCCCATCTTTTCATATCCTCATCCTCCATTCTCATTTCCATCGCCAAGCGCGAACTGCTGCGCGACACCGGCGATCATCTGTTTTATGTCTGACGGGAGCGCCATGTACTCCCGATCGCTCTTGATACGCACCGTGTAGGAGCGCTGAAAGTTGGAAGCGACCACGCTTTGCACTGTTTCGGCGTTCATCATGCCCCATTCCCGAAGCTGCTGCGGTGAACCGACAAGCCGCTGAATCGTAGGTGGCAGACGGTCGTATTCTTCTTTCGCGTTGTAGCCGCTGTTTGCAATCGCTCGATAGACCAGCGTCCACGCTTCGGCAGAAGTCATTTCCTTTGGCATGCGCATTTTCGTGATCTGCTCTTTGACTTCGCCGATGTTCGGTGGAAACGTGTTTGTCCGTGAGGCGATCATGGCTTTTACTGCAACGGCAACGACCATGACGGGCTCATCCTTGAACATCTCAGCCCAGAGATCGACGATCTTGTTTGCCTCCTTGGGGCTAAGCCCGTTGTAAAACTGGGGATAGGCGGCTTTCAGAACTGCCAAAATGTCAGCTGTTTCAAGCCTGTCCATTTCTCATGCCCTCCGCGATGTCGGTAAACACATTGCCGCTGGAACTACCACCCTGATAACGATACTGCCCGCCCTTGTCCTGCTCCTTGGAGAGCCAAGCATTGATGAACCGGCGGATTCCTGATTTCGTCTTGCGCCGCTTGGGATTGTCGGTGCTCCAGCTTGACATCTTCCTGAGTTCCTGCATGACGTTGACAGCGGGGTACAGCTCACACCAGCGGTTGTAATCCTCGGGGAACACGTCGAAGAACGTCTTGTCATTGAGGATGATGCTGATGATCGGCGGCGCGGAGACGGTTTCCGGCTCTGCGCAAGAATCCCCCGTATTCTCTATATCTGCCTCTTTATCTAAGCTCTTATCTCTAATCTCTTTATCTCTATCTCTATTCTCTATCTCTGGTGTAACAATGTTCGCGGTCTGTTCGCCTTGCGTTACACTTTCGGGAAGGGCGTCAGCCTTGCGAGAACGGACATTTCTCATGCGGGAAGCTGCATCGGTTTCACTTCCAACGAGATTGTTGTGGTCCGCAAGAACCAGAACGCCGTCAACGTCTTCGTAAACAAGACCGAAAGATTTATAGAGATTGAGAGCCACGCGGATTGTGTCCGCAGAGAACCATTTGAGATCGCGCTGGATTTTCGGAATGTCGTATTTGATAACGACCTCACCGATCTGTCGAGATAAGCGACCATCGGTGTTGATGGTCTTGAGACAAAGCATCTGATAGAGAACAACGTAGTTTGCACCGTCTGGCTGTGACATAAAGTAGTCAATGGTGTCGGAGGTCATAAAGCTCTCCTTGAGCTTCATCCAATAGAATCTTTTTGCGGTTGCCATGAGAAACCTCCTTAGAACGGCAATTCTTCTTCGCCCTCAATCTGCGAGAAGCCGCCGGTCGGGTCGTAGGTCGGCTCGCCCTTGGGTTTGCCGCCGTCACCGTCGCGCTTAGAATCGCCAAAGTAAACGCTGTCGGCAAGAATCTCGGCCGAGCGGCGCTTGTTGCCTTCCTTGTCCTGCCAGTTGCGGATTTGAAGCCGACCGCCCACGACGATCATGCGCCCCTTGCTGAAATACTTCTCTACGAACTCAGCCGTACCGCGCCACGCAACAATGTCGATAAAATCCGTTTCCCGCTCCGCGCCCTGCGCCGCGTAATCGTGGTCGCAGGCGACGGAGAAGGAGACAACCGCCGTGCCGCTCTGCGTTCGGCGAAGCTCTGGGTCGCGCGTCAGACGTCCCATGAGAACAATGCGGTTCAGCATGTCTTCTCCTCCTGCGAAGACACTGTATCTGCTTCGGGCGCGTCATCATTCGGAATCACAATAGCGCGGGGCATTCCCAAAATGGCTTCGAGTGCGTCGCGCTGGTTTTTGCTGTGAAGAATTGCTTCACAGACCCGCAGCCGCTCGGACTCGCGAATCATCTGCTCCAAGTCGACGTCCATGATGATGCCGGCGCCGGGCGATTCGTCAAACGGATAAACGTGAGCGTCTTTTTTATTGAAATTGAGCATTTTTGAAATCTCCTTTTTCGATGATTTTGATAACTTCCTGACACTGCGGAATGTCAAACATTCCGATATGCGTCTTCTCGATCGGAAGCCCCATCTGCTCGGCGAGCCATCCGTAGGCGGCTTTGCGCCGCCCGCGGAAAGGACCGGTTTTCCAGAGAGGGTCGAATGATGCGTGTGCTGCCATCTTCCATTTGCGGAGTACGGCATCTGCAAGGCGCCCGAGCGGTTTATCCGTTCTGCCATGGCAGCCTACATACGCGCCGCAATTTCTGCAGAGGTAGGCGGTGTGTCCAAAGCTGCGTCCGTAGATTTCGGAATCATCAACCAGCGCAGCTTTGTGACCGCAGTAATCGCAGTAAATGGTCAAGGTTTCTTTGCCTCCTTTGATCTCTCCGGCGAGTCCGTCTTGATGCCCAGTTCTTCACACTCGGAAATGATTCCGTCGAGGAAAACAGCCATCTCCGCGCTGGTGTATTCGCTCGTGCCTTTGAGGGCGCGGTAGTGGATGAACTTTTTGTCACCCATATAGCTGCTGCCGATTGCGGCGTAATGTCTGGCAACAAGGCGGGGCGGTACGCCATCGCGCAGGGAAAACAGCACCTTGCACTCGTTTCCGGCTTCGTCGATGTAGCTTTCACCAACGCCGTAGCGCCGAATCATTTCTTCGTAGACAGATTCCTTGTCGGTTTTCAGCCTGGCGGCGAGCTGCTCAATGAGCGCCCATGCGTAGCTGTTGGCGCGAAGCCCGCGAGGATCGGCTTTTTTCGTGATGGTAAACGTGATCGGGCGCTCGCCGAAGTTCTTCCAAATATCCTTGCAGCTTTCC